ACTACGTTATCACCTGCAAGAAATCCAAGTCTGTTTCTAAAAAAGAATACGTTATTAATTTTATTACCAATAAAAGAAGGGTCAGGTGCAGAATCCAAATCACCCACAGTACGTTCTCCCCATTTTGGTAATGTATATGTTTCGCCAGATACTACATAATCAGCACCATTTACTCTTGCAAATCTAAAATTACCATCAGCTTGACGTATCAAAACGTGTGGCATTGTTGTATAGTCAAACTTAAATTGAATACCTGCTTCTACAGTTTCTTCCCATTGCCCTTCTTCTAATACTCCATCTGTTGTAGTGTTATTGCCTACAAACTTAACGTAGTAATTATCAAAGTTTGTACCTTCATCTCCCTTTACTTCTACTACATAACCATGAGGTGCAACTACTGGTAAGTCACTAAATCTTTGAATAGAGTCTTTAACTATAGTCATCTTAGTATCACCTTGAGTATCAGTACCATCTATAGAAAAGTTTGAGTTATCATTTTTTCTTACATATAAAACAGGACCATTTCTTACGATAGTAAAACCAGTAAGACCAGAATCTAAACCTGACTTAAGGTCAGCAGCTATTGTACTTGTACTTAATGTAGAATCTCCATCTGTGTTATCTGTAACTGTTACTCCATCTATAGTCACTGAGTAAGTTGTTTTTGCTGTTGCTTGAGTAATAAATATAATTGCTTTTGTGCCAGTACCACCGCTAAGAGTTGTATCCATAGCAGTTTGAATACTTGTATTAACAACAAAAGTAAAGTCAGCAATAGTAACTGTCTTTATTACACTTCTAGGAGTAGAAGTATTTAAGTAGTTAGTGCCATTAGGCTTATTTACTGTTAGTTCTGTGCCATCTAATTCAAAAACTCTTACATTCCCATTACTGAATATTGCTACATATCTTTCGTTTGTATCTCTATTTATAGTTTGTATGTGAACATTACCAAGAGTTGAAGATTGTAATGCTGTTAAAAACTGAAATCCACTACGTTTTGTAAGACCAAGAACAGGGTTGCTGTCAGCATTGTCTTGTATATCAGCATGATCTGGCTGTTTAAGTGAGTCAGATGATTGAGATATACCTCTTAATAATGTAGGTATAGCTCTTGATATAACAGGCATAGTTATCTAATTAATGCACTAGAAGGATTATAAGTATCGAAGATACTGGTTAGAGAAGGATCTCCTCTTAGTAAGTTATGGTCTGCATTTGCATAGTCTGATTCTGTAAGTATAGCTCTAGCTCTGGTTTCATCTTCTTGAGTATAGGTTCTTAAACCTTGATCTCCTATTAATCTGTCAACAAATACTCTTGCAGCTTTGATGTTAATATACCTTCTTGCTTGTTCTGTTATTTCATTAAACTCTCTAAAATAAACAACAGTACAAATCAAGTCTTCATCAAATTCATACTTATTATTCTGTCTATCGTATAGTTTTAGCCCACGTTGTATAGGATCTATTGTTGGGTGTTGATGTATATTTGCATCTACTCTCAATACATTTGCTGGTAAGCTTATCTGATTAGATCCATCTCTTGTAAGAGTTACATCTATTTCAGTATTAAAAGACCAACCTTCTGATTGAACTTCTTTATTTATTTCTGTCAAAGTGTTTTGAGCAGTACGAGCATCAACAGGTAATAAACCAGTAAGAGAGTTTACTGGTGCTTCTCCTATTGCAGCAAGCATAATGTTGATTGCTTCAAGCTCAGTGGTTGCAGCTACAGCCATTATTTAGTACCCCTTTTTTTTTATTTTGAGTGAATCCCTCCCACCCTTTTTCTTTTTCTTTTTTTTCTTCTTTGATGAATGATACATGGGTATAAAAAAAGGGTATCTAATAATAAGATACCCTATAAATTGAAATTAAGAAGCAGATAGCTTAATAGTAGCTGCACATTCTGGTCTTAAGATGCCATGACCTAACGCATACTTAGCAACCATTAAGGTTCCTTGATACATTATACCATAATCTGAACCAGAGATTTCAGTTGTCATATCCATTAGTTTTACTGTACCAACAGCAGACTTATGGAATACTAAACCGATTGTCTTACTATCGTCACCTGAGTAAGTGTTGTTCGCACCACTTGGGTTAGAAGATACGTTACTTTGAGGTACGTTGTTTGACATCATGATTGGTATGCCAGCAACTTGTTGTACCTTACCAGAAGCAAACGAACCATTACCCTGTGGGTTGAAGTCAACGTCTACAGTTCTTGTAGCAGACTCAGCAAGTTTGTAGTACTCAGCAGGTGGTAGTACACAGAAACGATCTGTTGGAGGAATGTCTCTTTCATCAAATGTCTGTGCAATATCATAGATAGCTGCTGCTATCTCGTCACCTGTGACGTTAGCTGAAGCTGTATTACCAGAAGCAAGTGTTAATACAAGACCACCATTACCACCACTAAGAGTAGTAGAAGCTCTGGAAGCGTTTGCAATTTGCTTGGCTACGTTTTGATCGTATGTACGAGCTAGAGCCTTACCTAATTCATCAGCGTAAGTTGCTCTTACGTCATAATGATTCTTAAGTTCGTCAATGTTAGCAACGAAACTTTGTGCAATTAAAAGGTCATCTATGTTGATGATCTTTTCGTTTGCCTTGATCTGGTTTGCTCCAACGAGAGGTGTACCAACTGTATGGTATGCAGCAGTAGCAGTTCCTAATACTGGAAACTGTGCTGACTTACCACTTGTGATAGTACGAACTGAATGAAGTTGCTCGTTAAAGATGTTGTTTCTAGCAAAGGCTGTAAGAACTTCTCCCGAAAAGACTTTCAAGAAAAGGTCGTTAAAACCTGTACCAGTATTATTAATCAGACCAAGGCGTGAGACTGTGGCGTTAGCCATAGAAAAACTCCTTGATTAATGTTTACAAATTCGAGAAACTAACTTCGTTTCAATCCTTTCTCTCAAGTGGTATCTGACGCATCAGGCACTTAGATATTTAGATTTCTACTTTGTTAATTTATACTGACCCACAATTCCACTTGCGTAGTGCAAGAGCTTTGCGAGTTAGCTTGCCATCTTTTTTTAATGGTCCTTTTACTTTCGACATTCTTGCACAAAAAGATTTTCTTCTTGCTTTCTGTCTAGGAGAAAGACCTGTCTTTTTAGTAACAGGAGCTTGCAAGTTTCCACCTGTTGCTCGGTTGTATTTTCTCCGACCTCTAGCAGTTAGACCACCTGTGGGGTCTTTATCTGCCTTAGTCATTGATACACCCTTAGACATAAAAAATGTAAGCTACTTAAAATATAACACTATTACGCAATCTTTAAACTACTGCGATTACTTTTCTTTCGTCTATGTTGATAGCTTATCTTTTTTGAACTGGTTTTAGCTGCTTTAAATCTACTCTTTTCTTTGCTACTCATTTCTCCTGTAGTCTTTGGAGTTTTACTACTAACTCTTTTAGAAGGTCTGCAAGCAGGGTAGGCACGACTTTCACCTTTCTGACGACCACAAGGTTTGCCAGTTTTAACGTCTACCCACTTTTCATCAAACCATCTTCTTAGACTCATTTGCCTACTTGTTTCTGTGCTTTGTTGTGTGCAGCTTTAAATGAAGAGCCTTCACGCATTAGCTTCTTCATCATATCCATGTGCTTTTTAGAATGATGTTCTGAATGTTTTTTCAGAGTTCTCATTTGACTGAGAGTAAGCTTCTTCATCTTTTTGAAATGCTCAAAGATTTTCTTGTATAACCTTTAGCTGGTTTACGATTACCTATCTGTCCTTTGCAATATCTAACAGCATAAGCATTAGCGTAAGCAGAAGGATAAACCTTGAACTTACGCTTTGCTGCTGCCTTACCTGCTGGACAAAGTTTTGCCATAATTAAGTTTTAAATACATCACTATTATTTAAACGAGAATATACATTTTCTGTATATGTTACATCTTTACCATAGCGAGGATCAGACATGGCAGCTTGTACTTCTGCTGTTGATCTATAAGGATTAGGTCCACTTGCAGCAGGTCTTCCTGTAACTAAATCTGGTTCTACTCCCATAGCATTTTGATAACGTGTGTACAGACCTTCAACTGCTAACTGAATAACAGGTGCATCTGCTGTCTCTGTAATCTTATCAAAAGCTTTTATTTCTTGCTCGGATAAGTTTTCTTGACACCAATTTGCCATCTGTTCGTAGGCTTGATCTCCACCTACAGAGTCTTTTATGTTTTGTATCTGCTGTGTAGGTATTTCATCTCCTTCTCCTACACCTCTCAATCCATCAAGGTAAGTATCAACTACTTGTTTCGAAAAGCCAGCTTCACCAAGCTTAGAGTAATCATCTTCACTGATCTCTCCTGTATCAGTAAATCTTTGTGTGATGTCCTGTGCATCAATACCAACTTCTTCTAGTACAGAAGCAAGGCCATCTCCATAATATTCTTCTGCATTAAACTCTTCTTCTGTTTGTTCTTCTGTCTCTTCTGTAACTTGATCTTCTTCTGATACCTGTCCAAGCTTGCCTTCTAGTTCTTTATAGCTTGCAGCTAAATCTTCTACAGATTTAAACTTGCCAAGAATAAGACCATTTTCATCAGTTTCATTTTTAGCTAAAGTTTGTAAATCTTCAGCAGACATTGGTGGTGTCTCAGACACATTTACTTGTGATGATGTCATAGTGGTTTTTTCTTTTAACTATAGTGAATTGTACTGCCATGTCTAGTAGTGACATCACCTGACTTCTCAGGTACAGGGTTTTCTTCGTACTCACCTACACGACTGACGACTGCTTTTTCAGCAACAAACTTTCCGTCATCATCTCTTTTTCTAGACTTCTTGGTTGGCATCTTGAGGTTCCTCCATTTGTAATTGTTGTGCCTGTGCATTGTTTTTAGGATCAAGTAATGGTGACCCTAAAGCTGCTGGTCCAAGGCTTTGGATAAGCTGTTGTTGTGCAGCAGCTTGAGCTTCAGCTTGGATTTCTTCTGGTGTTTTTACTAGGTTAGCAGTATCTATACCGATACTGGTAGCTAGTCTTTTTACCGCTTCATCTACATTAACGTACTGTCTCATTACATCTGGTCCTAACGCTTGAGCTACAGTTGTTATAAATTCAATCAGTTTGTTTCTATCATTACCTCTACCAAGACCTTGTAAACCTGTGACTATCTTTGGCTTGACTAGATTATCTGGTAGCTTTGGTACTTTGCCTGACCTTACTAACATATGCATACGTCTTTTCAGATAAGGTAGTTGAAACTCTTGAGTCAAGATACTGTAGATACCACCAAGACTATTCTCTAATTCTCTAGCCATAAGATTTATCTCTGCTGCTGTCACTCTTTCTGCCTCACGTTGTACTGATCTTGCCATCAAGAAAGCATACTCAAGTCTTTGTTCTATTCTTTGTATTGCAGAAAAAGATACGTTAAAGTCTGAACCTTTACCAACTTGCATGACACTTATATCTGCTGCGGTTCCTTCTCGTATGGCTCCGTTGGGTGCTTTAGCTAAAGTTGATGCTCTTGTTGTGCCATTTGGATTTACAAGAAATAAAACTTTTGCACTAGCAGCAGCACCTTCGATTATTGCTTGCATCAAAGACTCTAATGTAATCAAGTCACCTCTATATTCTTCTACATATCCTCTACCATAATCTTCACCATCAATACGAATAAACCTTAGAGGTATCCAAGGAGATACATCTACTTTTGAATTACCATTTGTATTCGGTATCTTTTCTCCTTTACATTCTTGATACCAAATCACATCATCATTCATACGTTTAATGTGTGTATATATATCAAGATCATCTTTCATTTCTTCTGCGTCATAGTTCTCTTTCTTCTTGATCTGTTCTAAGAAAGCAGCAGGTAAAGCTTGTGGGTGTATAGATTCTTTGGTTAGTATTTCTAATACATTACCAACTTCATCACGTTTACAAACAAACTTAGATAGTGGATATACCTTGAGTCCTTTATCTGTCAGATATAACAAGACGTTACCTGATACTACAAGATGCTTGAGTGCTTCAAACATAGCAACTCTATCGTTAGAAGTATCTATAACATTTTGTAAAGCATTTTCTAT